CGTGCAAAGCTACCCGCAATTACCTGACTGGAAGGTGCTACCATCCGTCAAGCGCACCTTTATCACCAACGCCAATGCTGGTGGCGGCATGAGCAACATGTGGTCTTTCCCATGTGTTGTCCGCCCGCGCAAGGTCAATGGTGTAAGGCTGGCTGACTGCAAGGGGCCGATGAATGAAAGCCCGTGGACAGGCGACACCGTTCCCTTTGGCGCAACTGTAGGCACCGCTGCCCCTGTTGGCTTACCCAACCCAGTCGGTGGTAACTTCCCATGATTAAAGAACGCATTGATGCGCTGCGTAAGCGCGAAGCTGCGTGCTGGGACATGTCAGAAGTGTTCCTTCATGCCAAGGACGCGCACGGTCTGCATGATATGGGTGTCGAGATCCAAGGCATCCAGTGGGCGGTTCGCGAACTTGAAAACCTGTTACGTAGATGACGCTGTTTCTATTGTTCACCTACGTTATCGGCGCGGCTTACATTCTTGGAAGTGATGATGGCGTACATCCTCGCCAAAGATAACGTGTCACTTTTCTAACAAAGAAATTACGCAAACAGGCGGATAGCTTGGGTTTGCGGGATATACACCTCAAGGAAACGCATGGTTCAACTTAGAGACTACCAAGACTCAGCTGTTCAGGCTGTGCGCGATAGCTTTCGCAGCGGGCATAAGAAAACCCTGCTTGTTTCCCCTACGGGTTCGGGCAAGACGGTGATCTTCAGCTACATCGCAGCGGGCATGGCGCAGAACAACAAGCGCATTCTGATCGTGGCGCACAGGCGTGAGCTGCTCAAGCAAATCAGCGGCGCACTGAAGAAGGTGGGCGTATCACACGCTGTCCTAGCTGGCGGCACTCCGGGCATACCTATTGCCAATGTGGTGGTTGCATCTGTGTTCACTCTGGTGCGGCGCATGAAGAGCATGAAGCCGTTCGACCTTATCATTGGCGATGAGGCGCATCACTTCACGACGGACAGTAGCTGGGGCAAGGTTGTCACTGGCTTCCCGACCGCTCGTGTGCTGGGCGTTACAGCTACGCCTGAGCGCCTTGATGGTAAGGGTATGGGGCAGATGTTCGATGACATGGTAATGGGGCCTACAGTCGCAGAGCTGACCGCTCAGGGGTTTCTATCCAATGCTGTGGTCTATGCACCAAGCGCACCGGATCTTGGCACTGTTTGCACGCGCATGGGCGATTACGTATCAAAGCAGCTGGAAGACGCGATGGACAAGCCGATCATCACTGGCAGTGCGGTCAAGCACTATGGTAAGTATGCCGATGGCAAGAAGGCAATTGCGTTCTGCGTGAGCGTGAAGCACGCCAAGGATGTAGCCGAGGACTTCCGCAACGCTGGTTATGCAGCCAGTCACATCGATGGTGGTATGGATGAGACTGAACGCGATGGTGTTCTGAAAGCATTCGAGGATGGCACGGTTCAGATTCTGACCAGCTGCGATCTGGTGAGCGAGGGCTTCGATCTCCCGTCTGTTGAGGTAGCTATCCTATTGCGCCCGACGAAATCACTAGGACTGTTCCTGCAGCAATGCGGTCGAGCGATACGGCCACACCCTGACAAAGAGAAGACTATCATCCTTGACCATGCAGGAAACACTGCAAGGCATGGATTCATAGACGATGAGCGCGACTGGAGTCTTGCCGATGGTTTCGTTGCGAACCGTGGCATAAGCGGCGATAAGGCTGTCTCAGTTCGGACATGCACTGCCTGCTTTGCGGTTCATAAGCCAACCCCTACATGCCCTATGTGCGGGCACGTTTATCCTATCACAGCCAGAAAAGTTAAGCATGTTGACGGGGATCTGATTGAGACGCGCCGGGATGGTGAAGCAGTAAATGAAACAGCTGAAGATATGATGCAGAAGAAGTTTAGGGTTCTCACTAGCGTTGCCCGTAAGCGCGGCTATAATAATCCGACGCAGTGGGCATTCAATGTTATCTGCGGTCAAGAAGCATCACGCCTTGCCAAAAAGGTTGGTATGCGAGATGCGCGGACAACCAATGGTTTGACGGCAGAAGAGAGGGCTTCGATATGGAAGATGACGGCGGGGAAGACTCAGAGTACCATGCGGTAGTAGTGCCTATCTCCCTCATCCATGCGCTGACATTTGAAATGCTGCACGTTATTGATGAGTGGCATGAGGACAGAGGCATTGTTGAATTGGATGGTAACAAATGCTTCGTTGCGATGATGGCTTCCGTTGAGGCCGCAATGGAGGCGCTCAACAACGAATCTGGAAAAGCAACATTGCAATGAGAGAGGCTGTAATCCAGCAGGAAATTCGCCTTGCGCTAGGCCAGAGGCAGGACATCATGATGTTCCGCATCAACGTAGGTAAGTTCCGACCGCTCGATGGTGGAGCCCGTGTTATCCAGTCTGCCCCTGAAGGAACACCTGATTTACTTGGCGTTATAACGCCGGGCCGAGCGTTCGCTATCGAGGTTAAGACCGAGAAGGGTAAGCAGAGACTCGCCCAAGCGGCATGGCAAAGTGCGTGGGAATTAAGGGGTGGATTATATATATTGGCGCGATCTGTTGAAGATGTTTATAAAGGGCTTGACATAACTCCGTAGTCACTTGTATGCCATGTGTAGGCCGACTAGATACGGCCATAACCGGAGAAAATAAATGGCTATAATAAATGTACGTGACCAGAAGCACTGGCACGAGTTGCGTTCCCAGCACATTGGCGGGAGCGATATTGCTGCGTTGTTCGGGTTGTCGCCCTATAGCAGCCGCTGGCAGCTGTGGATGGAGAAGTCTGGTAAGCTGTCGCCGGAGGACATCTCAGGCAATAAGGCTGTGCAAGCAGGCACGTTCCTTGAGAGCGGTATTGCAAACTGGGCGGCTCACCGTTGGTCGATGGATCTGACGAAGGTCAATGACTATTACACGGTCGATGATTGTCCCGGCATGGGTGCATCGTTCGATTACATCGCGAACAATGGAGCGCCTGTCGAGATCAAGTGGTCTGCCCGTGGCTATGGCTGGCACTATAATGGTGAAGAGATTGATGAAGCGCCTGAGAACTATCTGCTTCAGGTGCAGCACCAGTTGGCTTGCACGAACTCAGATCACGCATGGCTTGTTGCCCTGATCGATGATGAGCCGCGCCGCATGAAGGTTCCGCGCAACGACAACATCATTGATGCTATCAAGGATCAGATTACATCTTTCTGGCAGTCGATTGCTGATGGCAAAGAGCCGGAGCCGGACTATACAACAGACGTTGGAGCTATCACAAAGCTGATGGGTGCATTGCCCAAGAGCGATGTTGTCCTTGATGATGCAGACGCACCGCTCTTCGCTGCCTACAAGGCCGCTAAGGAAGATGAGAAGAATGCAGCAGCTCGTGCTGACGAGGCCAAGGCTACGCTCTTGATGAAGGCCCGTGCCAAGCTGGAGCTCATGAACACATCGCAGGACAAGGCTTCTGTAAAGTGCGGGTCATATAAGATGTCTATCAGCAATGTCGCGGACAATCCGGGCAAGGAAATAACGCCCGATATGGTTGGCACTATAACTGGAAAGCGTTCTGGTTACACAACCGTGAGGATCACCTGATGAAAGATGTTGTTATGATGAGGATCAGCAGGGATCTGCTGGCAAAGCTGCGTGACATTGCAGCCCAACATCCGCTGAAGCCTACGCTTCGGGCTACTGTCGAGCGTGCTATCGAGTTGATGATTGAAGATTTGGAAGAGGAAATGAAAAATGCAAAGTAATGAGATCGTTCCTGCCAAGCCGATGGATCGGTTCAAGCAGGAGTTAGTCGCACGCGAAGGCCATCTTCGCAGTCTGCTTCCGCAGACCATGACGGTCGATAAGTTTCAAGCTATCGTAGTGGCTGCTGTCGCTGATAACATGGACTTGCTGGACTGTGATCGTGGTTCGCTGCTGAAGGCGTGCCTGAACGCTGCAGAGCTGGGCCTGTCGCTCAATAAGAACATGGGTGAAGCTGACATCCTCAAGGTCTGGGATGGCCGCATGAAGAAGAATGTCGCCCAGTTCCGCCCGCGCTATAAGGGATTGATGAAGCTGGCCTTGCAGGCTGGTGAAGTTCTGAAGATCGAGAGCCGTTTGGTCTACGAGAATGATATGTTCGAGGTCGAGGAAGGCATCGAGCCGCGCATCATTCACCGTCACGGCCTATCGGATCGCGGTGAGAAGACTGGCGCGTACTGCGTGTGGAAACTGAAGAACGGCGAGACGCAGTTTGAGATCATGAGCAAGGAAGAAATCCTTTCGATCCGCAACCGCTCATCATCCAAGACTAAGGAAGGCGTTATCGTCGGCCCTTGGAAGACTGACGAAGCTGAGATGTGGCGGAAGACCGTAGTGCGCAGGGCCAGTAAGTATATGCCCCTGTCCACTGAGGCACAACGCGCAGTGATGGCTGACAACCAAGCCGAAGGCATCATCGAGGCCGATGAATACAACGGCAACGAGATGGACATCACTGACTTCAACGATGTTCCTGTGGCAGTAGCTCAGGTTCAGACCCTTGAGGAAAAGATTGTCGCTAAGGCTAAGCCGAAGACACCCCTGCACATCGATATACTGGAAGCAGGCGATGATGATGAAGGCATGACAGATTGGGATGGTTGGGCAATTTCTGCGTGTGAGATTGTTGCAAGCCTGTCCCCTGAAGAACGCGATGCATGGCGCGAATTGCACGAAGGGATGCTCGAAGAAGCTGAACTGATGGCTCCACGCAATACCACCAAGTTAATGAAATTTTTTAAGTAGGAGAAAATAAATGGGTAAGAAGTATGATCTCGTCGTTAAGGTCGGCGAATACACAGATGGCCAAGGACAGACCAAGGGCCGCTTTAAGAATGTCGGCGTCATGATGGACGGGGACAAAGGCCCCTACCTTCTGCTCGACCGCACATTTAATCCAGCTGGCGTTGGCGGGAACGAAGGCCGTGAGAGCATCATCGTCTCGCTGTATGAGCCCAAGGATAATGTTGGCCAGCAACAGGCCCCAGCGGTTAAGTCTGGTGGCTACAAGGCGCGTGACCTAGACGGCGACGACGTTCCGTTTTAATTATTCGGGGAAGGCGGGGTCAGCTCCGCCTTCCACATCTGCGTAATCTTCTTCTTCGTCGGGGATAAGATCGTCTTCACTGTCCTCGACCATGATGTTCCGGTAAGCATCGATGTAAGCCTGCTTCTTCAGTTTGCCCACATTGTCCAGCTTCATGCCCGGATACAACTCCGCCATCATTGCTTCTTTCAACGTCTGCTCTGAAGGTGGCTTGACGGCCTTAGCCATGTTGCCAGCCTGAATTTGTGCTGCAAACTCTTTGACAATCTCATTCATCTCTTCGCCGAACTTTACGCGAATTGCTTCCGCCTTCTTGGGGTCTCCAGCTTTTTCAGCTTTGATTGCGTCTGCCAGCATCTTACTCAGGCGCAGCGTGTTGTTGCGCTCAGCGTTTTGTGTTGCCTTGGCAATCTCTGTGCCTGCCTGACGAGCCTGCTGCCGTCGTGCAATGTCAGCCGATTGGAAGCCAGCGCCGCGTGGAAGCTGCTCAGTAAGGAAGTCCATTTCCTCAGCTGGCTTGACGAGCGTACCATAGCGCGTCCGATAGCCTTCTATCGGGTACTGCACAAAACCCTTTAAAAGATCCGATGGCCCCTTACCAATGAATGGCGATATAGCCGTTACATATGCGCCTATTGGCTGTACGCCAGAGGCTCTGCGATCAAGATACTCTTGAATCTTTAGCACGCTAGTTGAGATAGCCGGTACGATACCAAGTCCGTCTTCAAATTCAGGGACAATAGAAGTAAAACCAATGCGCTCACTGATATTCAAGCCAAGTAATGCCCGCGATGGCCCACGGAATATTGCTTCGGCATCCCGGCGTGCGTCTTCTCCGCCACCGAACATCTCGGCCAGCATCATCTGACCTTCAGTACGGAAGTCCATCTTCTCACCGGCAAACTTGTTATAAATCCATTGGAAGATATTGATTGCGTCATCGCCAAACGGAATTGCAAACAACAAGCCAGCCACAGTCCACATCGTCATTATGGTGAACATGGCCGCAACCTTACCGCGAGGCCCTTGCTTGCGCAGGTTTTCCGACAGTAGGAACATGGTCTGCAAAGCGTACTGGGAAAACTGCAGAAGCACACCACCAGCACCGCGCATAACAGGCGGCTTCTCGATCTGGCCGCCCATAAATGTCGCTGTCTCGACCATGAACTCAGCAACATCGTAAGGATTAGAGCCCTCATCCATAATGATCTTGGCGCGTTCGTTTTCAGCGTAGGCTTTCTGCCAGTTCTTCAGGGCCTTTGGATCTTTGGCATAGCGGTACGCCACAATGAACGCAGCCACCTTGTTCATCTCCTCAGTTACTGAGATGACGCTCGATCCGTATTGGAAGTAACGGCTTGCAGTTTGCTTAATCTTGCCGCCACGGGAGGCCATAGCTTGGCTCTCGATACCCATAAGCTCTGGGTTCATCTGGGCCCGGACGGTTCCACGCTTGTTTGCAAGGATAAGAACCTCGCGCTCTTCATCCGTCAGGCCGGGTATTGCGTATGGATTAACGTGCATTCCATGGCCGATCTGCCCACGGAATCCGGCGATAACCTGAACCGACATCTTGTAGACATCGAGGCCAGCTGAACCCTTCATGATTGTCATCTGCGGAGCGGTAACTGTCCACACGGACATGGCGTTGACAGCCGAAGACGCAATGCTTCCCCACATGGAATTGTAAAAGCCAATCGTCCGGAGCGCACGCCACATGGTATGCTCAGGGCTATCGACATACTCGTCCCATCCTTCGGCGTATTTCTTTTCAGCTTCCCCGACGTTGCGCTTTAGATCATCAAACGCCTCGGAGTATTCCTCGCGGTACATCCGGTGCGAAACCGTTGATGCCACGATGCGGTTGTAATCGAGCAGCCGATCCGTGAAGTTCGTATCGTAGCCGGGAATGTCACGGGATTGCTTCATGAAGCTGGAGATAAGATCCTGCATCAAGACTGAGCGCACACTCTTAGGAAGGCCAGCAATCACGCCACGCGCAACCTGCTCCGCATTCGCCGCGCTAAGGCCGCCGACAGTCTCCTCCGAGAACATGCCACCCATCGTCCGGTCAAAGTAATTCTTGATGATCTTGCCAGCATTGGCATCCATCAGGTTGAGCAGCTTGTCCAATCCTGACAGGTCATCGATAGACAGGCGCTCGTTTATGTCGGCGGCCTTGCGGCTCACAACAATCTTGTATCCATCGCTGGCTGGGTACTTCTTTTGAATCTCTGCAATCTTTGCTTTGACGTTGGGATCAGGAATCATCTTCGCAATCTTTGGGCCGACCAAATCTTTGAGCCACTGAAGGCTGTCCAGCATAATGAAAGCGCCGCTGTCTATCGTTCCGTCACGGCCATAGACCATGATGCGTGTATCGCCTGATCGCATGAACGGGATGTACGATATGAGGCGCTGCGATTCGATGGCATCAAACAGGCGTAGAAGATCATCGCGAAAACTATCGTCCTCAACCCCCTCCTCTATAGCGTTGCGGCTGTATTCGCCATCGTAACCAAGAGCCGCCAGCTGCGACTTTGCATTCAGGGTATATCGACTATCCAGATAGTCCCGCATCTCGTGGAGCATACGGGTTTCATTCGCGTCTAGCTTCAGCGTTTGGCCGGGCTTTGACAGCTGTGGAGTAAACAAGCGCTCGATGCCATCCGCACCCTCCCTGCGGATCTCACGGGTCTTCAAGGCAAAGTTACGGCCAGTGTCACGCACAGCGGTTCTGGACAGGCGGAGATACTCAACAACCGAATTGATCCTGTCTTTGGATTCCTGCGGCAGCTGGCCCAACTCGTGCAGCATCTCTTCATAGTCAGCCATGAGGAGATTGCGCATTTTGATCTTGTCGTTGGTCGCCTTATGCAAACGCGCAAAGTACTTACTTTTTCTGGCGACAGCAGTTGCCGGACGAAGCCACGATGACAGAGCGCCAATGTTCTGCACAGGATCCAAGAAGACCGGGGCCTCCGGTGGATTGTCCATAGCGACATCAGCTATATCAAGGGAGCAGTTAGATCCTATCATCAGTCACACCCTCGGTTATCTTTCTGCAGGTCAGCGCCTTCTTCAATGATCTTATCGTTGGGTTCTTGAGCTTTTGCAACAGCATTGCGCATCTGCTTGGGCGTGCCGTTGATCAAGGCTTGAATAGCCTGCCTATTATTAGTGACATTCTTGGGCGAAACCGCTTCATCATTTATCGCAGCTACACGGAAGTCAGCTTTTGTCTTTTTGCCAGCAGCCAGTACGCTATTACCAGCATCGAGGAAGTCGTTAAAGAACTGGTCACGCGCCGGAGCCATACCGAATATCTTGCGGAGCATATCCACAAAGTCATCCCACCAAGAGCGTTTACCAGCTTCTTTCTCACTCATCAGCCGATAGCCGTTTCCATCAGCTACAATACGCTTAGCGTATTCCTGAACACCCTTATTAGTCAGGAGATAGGAGAGCGCTTCGTTGGGAGACTCTGCTGCGCTTATGACGGTGGTGGTAATTTCCGTGCCACCTTCGTATTCTTTTTTAATAACATTAGTAAATTTGCGCCACATGTTATTAAATTTCTTAACCTCTGCAGCAACCTCTTCGTTGTATAGGCCGCGATTGTCTAACACCTCACGGTTGGATTCAGTGTAGGCAGCAACACTTGACCAACGTGCCTTTACATAAGCATGGATTGCTTCATGTAAGAACGTCTGCTCGTTCACGCCGTTTGAGGCTTGGTCAGGGTTCTTTATGAGATAGATGTTCTTATCTTTTGCGGTCGAAAGAACCATGCCGCGAACATCGCCCATGCTTATAAGATCGATGGACTCTTGGTCAGCACCATTCTTTGAGAGTACATCTACCGTTTTGTCCAAGTTGTTAACTGGATCAAGGATCACCATCTTCTGGTCACCAACGCCGTTCGCGGCAAGGATGGTTGCAATCCTGCGAGCAGCTGGGTTCTTGCTGCTCCTCTGAATTATCTCAATGGCTTTCTTTGTGTCGCCACTTTCAAGCGTTTTGTAGAGAACGCTGCTCGGTGCAATCGGCGTATCGTTTATATTTGCGTTCACTGGTGATGTGGTTAGGACCGTCACTGCCGCAATGGCAGTCTTGAGAGACTTAGACGCCTTAGCTGACGCGGCTTCACCTTCCACATCATTCATGCGGCTAAAGTTCTTGGAACCAGCAATAAGTTTAGCGCCAGTTTCTAATACGGTATTGAGCTGCGATTGGAACTTGGGCTCAAAACCAAGTAGCTTCCGTACAAATTCTACAAATCGCGTCCATAGATTGCCCTTATCGAGAAACTTCTGGAAGCTAGGCTGGGTCAGACCTTCAGCAATGAACTCATCTAGGTCAGTCATGCCGTAAGGAGGGGCATCAATCGCTGAATATTTTACATCAGTCAGCATATCTCTGTATGCGTCTACCAACTTACTAGCTTCGTTACGTAGCGCAACTATCTCTGGGTCAGTGCTTGCTGCCATATTCTTCAAGCGCATAAAGCCAGCGCCATACTTAGCTACCAATGCAACGTGGACTGCCTCATGAAGAAGGGTCACAATGTTTGCTGCAGTTGACACCCCACGCAAACGAACTTCGGGTGTTTCACCTATATTAAAAGAAGCCAGACCTAGAGTGAAAGCTCGTTGAAGGCTAAAATTCTTATTGCCAATCTTGACGTTAACATCGTCATCGATGACTCCTGCCAAAGCAGCAGCAAGCTCACGCTGCGCGGGGCTCATCTTATTGAGAATGTCCGGGTCGCGCAATAAATCTGTTAGCTTAGCATCGGTCTGTAAAGTCTTACCCGTTAGCGCAGACCATGCGTCCTGCATCCGGTAGATCATGTACTGGATAGCTTCGGCTGGATTTGTAATTGCAGTGCTGACGCCGCTTAGAAGGCCGCTGCGAAGTTTTCTTGATTTTGTTTGCGAAGGTTTCTCAACGCCGCCAAACATATCAGACTGTGGAGCGCCACTGCCACGCTCTTCCAAGATGCCGTCAAGAATTTCAGATGGCGACATTGACTCACGCTCGAATAGACCATCGCCCGTTGTCTGCTCAGAAGCCCGGCGTACATACTTATCAAGCACATCGGCGATAGCTTCGCGACCAGCTGCACGACCTAATGTTTCGTTATAGAACGAACGGATGAAACGCTCCGTCACGGGGTCTAAAGGATTGAAGGCGTCATTCTGAGCAAGGAAGTCAGCAATCTTCGTGCCCTTGTTACGGACATCTCGAACGATTTTTGCCGCTTCAACGAGCTGCTTGGTCGTGTCCATTTCTGGCTCGACATCGCCTTCTTTGATTGCATCGAGCATCCGCCGCCATGCTGGGGCGACATCCTCAAGTGCACCACCAATGCTCTTGATGTTATTGTCCTGCGACTCATCGAGGGTATTGATCAGGTCAGCATCACCGTATGCAGATGACTTGACGGCTGTGCGAAGGCGGCGACTGCCTTCAGCTGATAGCCGCCCATCTTTATCAAGAAACGCAGCCTGCTCTTGCGTTGGCAGCTTTGATAGGAACGCACGCACAAAGCCCTGATTAACTGAAGCATTGACATCAGGAGACGCCATTAGGCCCATGACATCCGGAGTCAAAGACGCCGCGTCGGTCTGGGCTTTCTCGCTAGTGCTAAGCTGCAGCTTTGTGTCCATGTTGCTTTCGCGCACAAATTTAGAGCGCTCTTCAGGCGACATCCGGTCAGTCCGGCGGCGCACCAGAACGGGACGATCAATCCCAGATATGTCAAAACCCTGATCTTCAATGAACTTACGGTATGCAGCAGCTTTCTCAGGTGACTCGTCGTACACCTTGTTGATTACCATGACGCGACCGTTGCCACTTTCAATTACGTTATCGAAACCAATAATCGGTGAACCACGGTCGCTCTCAAGGCTCTCACCAAGGCGCTCAGGGTCAAACTTGGAGAAGATGTCCTGAACCTGCAGGGCAGTGGAATCCCTGTCGCGCTGGCGATTCTGCAAGTCACCTGTTGCAGCTATCAGATCGGCAGCATCCACAACCTCGAAGGCTGTGTTCACCTTTGATCCACCGGGCGTAGTAACGGTGCGAACGCGCTCTGGCGGTGGTGGTGGAAGTTCAGGTTCTTCTGCGATAGGCGCGGTCACGGGTACTACGGCATCCTCAAGAAATGCCTCCGAGAAATTGTCCGTGGATTGATTACCACCTTCGCTCGTCAGACTTGAACCAAACGCGCTGATCTTCTTTTGATTAAGCGACTTGGCGCGACCTTCGCCTTCCCCAAAGATATGGACTGGGACAGGCTCATCCCCATTCTTTTCCTGAATGACCATCATCCGGTGGCGACCGTCATGACCTTTGATCTTGCCTGTCTTAAAATCCAATGACAGGAATGGCGAACCAACGCCCCTGCCTTCATCAATAGAATCTCGAATAAAATTAAGGCTGGATTGCTTTGGCTTGTCAATATCAGCCGCCAATTCAAGGAACTTTGACGGGCGCATCATAGCTGTGAAGCCGCGATACTTTACATTTTGGTTAAGCGGAACCTGACCAACGCCATTTACTTGGTCAAAGATTACGTTTCCAACTTTAGATTGCTTCTGCGTATTTTTTGGTGATGGAGCCTCAACCACTGGCGCTGGAATCTCAGGTTCTTGTACAGGTTCTTGTACAGCCTCTGGCCGTGGCCCATACAAGCGTGTCATCAGGGCTTCAGCGTTACGACGGTAGGATGCCTTGTTAGGCACGCCGCTACCCATAGTCCAATCAGATCCTAGAGCCCATGAAAGATTTGGGAAGTCTTGTCCTTCAAAAGACTTGCTAAATTTATCCCACACAACAGCAGGCTCACGCTTGTCTGGACGGTATGGCGCAATTGCAACTTTTTCAGGCGCTTCATCTGGAACTGTCTTAAATAACGCATTGTCAAAGGCCATCCCGGCCTGAAGCATGTCCTGCGTTGACACACTTTCCGCCCCACGCTCAGTCGCAATCTTACGAGCATCATCTTCGACCTGACGCATCTGGCTGGGCGTGCGGGTTTTCGCGTACTCCTGCATGTAGGAGTCTACATCTTCGTCGATAGGTAAGACTGTGGTGGGTGCGGCAGCCACGACTGGAGCATCAGGCTCAATGATTAGCTTCGGCTTCGGAGGCGATGGTACGTAGTCTGCAGCACGAGGCGGCGGCGGAGGCGGCGGTGGCGGAGGCGCGACCACATCAGGTAGATCCTCAGTAATATCCATACCAAAGGCCATGCCGCCCAAGCCACTCTCTGGCGCAGCAACACCAGCCTTGATTGCAGCCTGAACCTGAGCAGGATCTTCAGAATAGATTACGCCATCTTCATCTGCGAGAACAACGCTACCGTCTTCATCGATTCCTTGGTATGTGTAGTCCCGTGGCCCAGATGGTTCGTTGAGCGTGACCTTACCACCGACCGGGCCAAGGGCCTTAGACAATGTGCCCATGTCTGCAGGTGGTGGGGGCGGCGGCGGAGGCGGGCGTGAGGCGCGTGATGATGATGGTGGGGGTGGAGTTCCGTCGTCTGTCGCGCCCCTATTGAAAGCGCCTTGGAGTCCACCCAGAGGAGCTGCCATTATGCCGCCGCCGATGGCGCCAAGAACACCGGAAGACAGAACGTCTTCACCAATAGGCACTTCTGCTGCAGTCCCCAACTTAGCTACGTTCGTTGCCAGCTTAGAGCCAGCCTCTTCAGCAAATTCCTGAGGAGCTTCACCAATAACTGCACGACCAGCTGATCGAAGAATGCCACCTTTTGCTGGCTTCTCGGCAAATGCTAACTGCTCAAGGCCGGGTATTTTTGTCGCTGCTGCGGACACAATGCCAGCGCCAGCCGCCGCTATCTTAAATGCACGGTCAGCCTCTTCTTGAGTTCCACCCTTAGCAAGAACATCTGCATAGGCTTGGCTACCAGCATCTACGGCATTTATTGTTCCACCTGCAGTAGTCACGCCTATGCCAACCTGCCTAGCAAGCGCGGCCTCTGCAGCTTCACGCCCTGCAACTGGTAGGAATCTCTTGCCCACAAGTTGGACAGCCTTGCCTCCACCCATTGGGAGAAGTGTAGCTGGTAGCTGGCTGGCCACAAACTCAGAAGCGCCTCGCGCTGTTTGGAATGGAGCCTGAACGGTAGCTATTGAACGGGCTGCTTCGACAGGGGTTTGCGGTAAAAACTGACGCGCCAAGGGGCCAACAGTTGGGTTAGCTGCAGCTGCCCTGCTAAACACGGAAAGAGCCTGAGAGCCTAAACCGGGCTTTGCCTCTTTAATGTATTTCTGCTGCGCTATACGCTCTTGCTTACTGGCTTCCGGTAAATAAAGATCAGATTCAGTTTTAATTTTCTTGCCGACATCTTTTTGCAAAGCGCCAGCTAATGAAAGCAACGGAGAAGCAATGCCTGCTGTAGTTCCAAGATAGGGTGCAGCTTGCTGCAGTCCTAATCCAAGAGTAGAGGCAAGATCCCCAATAGCACCTGTAAATGTTGGAATAACTCCACTGAGAAACGACTCTTCCTCTTTCTTCTTTTTCTTCGGTTTAGCAGCCGACGAAGGTGGATAATTCTGCCGCATCACCCGCGTTATATCGCTGTCAGACATTCCATCCGGGAAGTTGACAAGTGTTCCGTCAGGTGCGCGAACTGTAATAGGCATGTTTATTTCAACGTGTTAGTTGTGGGATCATACGTGCGTACTTTAGCGCCACCCGCCGGAGCAGCAGCGGATGGAGAAAAATTCAGCTGCTTCTCAATAGATCTCATTTGCGCCTCGACAGTCGCCAGCTGAGCCCTGTAGCCCGCCTTAACCTTAGGATCAGTTATAAGTATATTGTCAGCTGCAGCACGCAGGCTCTTCGCCTGTGCCCCAAGCGCGGCATAATACGTGGCAACTCCCTTTGGTATTCCCGTACTGTTGGCTGAAGGTGGGTTCTTTCTATATGCAGCAAGAGCGTCAGAAGCGCGTATCGCGGCCTTTTGAGTTTGCACCTCAAGCCGCTTCAATTCTTCTGCATAATTGGCTTCCACTTCAAGTGTCTTTGCCTTTGACTTAGCTGCGCTAAGTTCTAGTGGCGCCATAGCTAATTTATTTACGCCTTCCTGATTCAGATTCGCAAGCGTCATTTCACCTTCAGTTAATGTTGCTCCAGCATTGGCACGATTAATTGCATCGGCACGAGCCTTCTCAATTAATTCACGATTCTTCAGGATAAGCTCATCACGCTTTTCTTCAATGGTGCGACGAGATTCCTCACGCGCATCACGAGCGCCTGTGTAGCTTTCAGAGCCAGCCTGTAGGCCACGAGCCAAGACGGAAGCAAACTTCTCACCGGGTTTTGCGCCTGCAAGTGCAGCACCAAATGCCATCAAAGCATTTCCCGGAGCGCGTTTGCGTGCTTGATCAATTAGCTCTTCTTCGCGGGTAAGCCGATTGGTCTGACGTTCCAATACAGCTGCGCTCTCCGCATCGACAAATGCAGCTTCTTCAGCATCGACCATAGCTTTTAACTTAGAAGCTACGCCAGATTTAATCTGTATTTCATAGGTGGTCTTGGCATCAACTGGCTGGCCTTGTGCTAATAACGCATCCTTCTGCGCATTTAGCTGTACAAGCTCAGCCTGCGCGGCCTCAAGCTGTGGCCTGAGACGCGATGTGAATTTTGGCTTTGCTGGAGCTTCAGGAACAGATTCAGCCGTACTCAAAGCTGCAGCTATGGGACTAGCCACAGGGGCTCCCTCAGTCGATTCCGCTTCAGAGCCTGCGCGTAATCCAGCAGCAAGGTCATCTACCCGTGCGTTAGCAGCTGCCATCTCAGCAGGAGTTGGGGGCTGCTTGTTGAAGTCACGAACTTCCTGTGCCCGCTGATAAGCACCAACGTCTGTACCAGTGAGTGTTTGAGCAGTCAGCGGCGGAGCCGTCAGCTTTACGCCCGGTTCTTCAGGTGCTGGGGTAGCTGCCGTTACCAGCTTAGTTGAAAATAGATTAGCAAGTCCACCACCACCAGCGCCCAAATCTCCAGCAGCTTCAGACGCCATAATCTGTGAGATTAAATCTCCAACAGCCATGTTCTGAAGCTCAGGCTTTGCTGCCCGCAGCCGCATTGCAGCCAAATACGCTTGCTGGGATGTCATCGCCATTTTATTTGCCTTTCAGCCAACCAAGCCCGTGCATCGGATGCTTGATGTTTCTCTTACCATCAGCGTTAATTGGGCCGCCCTCTTTCTTCTTAAACAGGTTCGCCAATGCACCAATGCCGGTAGCTACAGCGCCGACTGTTGATGCCGTGTTGCTCACGCCGGGAGCCGTTTTATATTCAGTGCCGCCAGCGCCACTGGCACTTGGTGTGCCGACAAAATTTTGAAAACGTAGAGCCTGATTGTAATCATAGTCGCGCTGAGCTTCAAAGTCTTCCCGCATTAAATCAAGCGAACGCTGATCCATGTTGCGCTGCGACGAACCTGCAGCCTCAAGCGCAGCTGTATCCGTTCCAGCCATGTCCTGAATACCACGACCAAGCATCTGCGCCCGCTCAGCTGCCGTCAGGTAACGATTAGCCTCAGTGTTGAACTGACCCATGCCGCTCTCATAGCCCTTCTGGAGAGCCTCGTTCTGGGCCGCAAGTGCAGCAGCATTTGCATCACGAATAGCGCGGGCCGTGAACTCAGCGCTCCGGCTACCACCAAACGTGCCGCCACCAACGAATGTACGGTTTACCTGAGGCAGAAGATTCTCATATAGGTTGCGGCCAGCCGCAGAGCCGATCCCAGCAACGACGCTATCCGTATATGGATTCATATACTGAGCTACGACACCCGGATCTGTGAATGATTGCGTTGAGTTTGCAATGTAATTGCCCGCTGCTTCCGTATATGGTTTGTAGTTCCCAACATTCCGGGAAACCATATTGTAAGCCTGCATCTCTTGCGGAGAAAACCCAGCAATACGTGGGCCAGCAGTGTATGGCTGATAGCCCCCAGTTGTAGAGGTATAGCCCCTTTCAATGCTTTTTTTGTAAGCATCCACAAGCCACTGGGGTAGCCTAGTTTCGGTGACGGTTTCTGTGACAGCCATTATGCCATTCCTCCAACAGCTTTGAGCATTCTATCTATACCCTTCTGGGGTTTTGCAATCTTTTTTACATTCTTGCGTCCGGCTTGACGCCGCACCATTTGGCGCATTTTATCAAGACGGCGCACACCTTCATCATTAGAACCATCACCAAGATCAGAAACATCCTGTGCGCTCCAGACATATTCCCCATCGGAGAGGTACGCTGGGATCTTATCTTCCTGTCCGCTGCCAATACCCTTTACCTGTCCGGGGCCATTATGACCGCCATTCTTACGGTACTCGACAAGATGCTTTACCATATCATCATCAATTTCGCCGCCTTCTTTTTTAACGGGGATAGTCGCAGGATTGACAGCACCAGATGGCGCGGTTGTTATTACGGGCGCTCCAGTTATTGGGTCTAGATCAAAGAACATAAACTCTGTCTCCTGATCCCCGCCTGTGCGGCCATACGTTGTTGGCGTATAAGGATAGATATTGGCATCGCCAATTCCACCGCTGGTAAAAGTTGGCCGCAGGGGTTTAGTTACAAAGTTCAAGCCAGTTGTATCCGGTGGTCGCGTCCCACCGCTGCCGCTGCCGCTACCAGCAGCGATTCCAAGCAGAGGAAGAAAGTTACTTGCCGTGCTGGCTAAATCAGCGGCATCTTTAATTTTGTCTAGCGTGGATTTTTCTGCGTCCTTACGACCCTGCTCTTCTTTAAGTTTGTTTTGGTATTCAGTTGATAATAAATAGTCTTCAATCCCCGGAATAGCGCCACCAATACCAGTAACATCAACTGGAGTTGTAACTGGTTGCGGTGTACTAACAACGATTTCGCCTGTGGTTTGGTCAACACCCTTTACAACATTCGATCCTGAGCCAGTGCCGCCGCCTGCTGTGGTAGCGGCTGTAACGCCGCCAAGGCCACCAATACCGACTATAGCGGCTAGTGCTTCAGGTGACAGAAAGGATCTCGGTGCATTGGCAACGATTTCGCCCGTGATCTGATCAACGCCGTTTACAACATTTGAAGTGACGGGCTGTTGCGTTGCTGGCGGCTTATACCCAGAGAGTTCGCCCAATCCAGCATTAGCTACGTTAGACACTAACGCATTAGCGGCTGTTCCTCCAAGAGCTTGCGCTGCCTTTGAAAGACCAGTGACAACAATATCGCCCGTAGCGTTAGCGGCAGCTTGACCGCCAGCTTGCGCCGCACTTCCACCAACACCACCCAGTGCTCCGCTAATTGCTTTATCAAGACCAGTGCCGCCTACTATACCTGCGGTAGCGCCACCCAGTAATGCACCTTTGAGGATGTCATCACCTTTGAGTGCAGCGCCTAAACCACCCGCGCCTGCAGCAATTGCCATTTGTGCGGGTAGGCTCATGCCGCCTGTTGCGATAGCGGCAATAATCGGAGCAACAGTTCCCAATACACTGCCAATCGTACCCAGCGTACTCTTATTTCTCTTCTCATGGGCAACGGTTGTGTACACCCCATTAGGGCTTGCAGTTTGAATATCATATTGCGCTTTGCGGCCCAGTGTATCAGTAAGGTTCTGACCCATCGCGGTTGCTTGGCGTGCGGCGTCGTAGCCTGTGCCTTCAAAGATAACGGTATTGGTGTTAAGATCAACGAGACGCACTTGCTGCGTGGGCGTCATCGTAAATACGTTGCCCGACGGCGAAGTGGGGTTGCCTTTATTGGATATTGGCGCGGTGATGTATTGCAGGTTGGGATCGTCTTTGTACATCCCGCTGCCCCAACCAAAGTTCATTCCATATAGGCTGTCCAGTCCGCTTAGATCGATGCCGGTAAAATCAAGTTTGCTAAAATCAACTGGTGTGTCAGCAGACGCATATGTTTGTGTCGTTGGCACAATCCCAGCTTGCTGATACGCGCCAGCGGGGTAACTACCCAAAGAAGACGTCAAGTAATTGTCGTAATTGGGGAAAGATCCGTATTCAAACATGTTATTCCCCCTGATTCAATGCTTGCATCAAGCGCATTGCCCATTCGTGCCAATCATCAAACATATACGTACTTGGCGCTCCACGCTGTGCTACACCATTTAGAGCTAATAATCCAGTTCCCCAATTTCTCCAATCATCACCCGGGATAAATTGAGCAACAACACCATACTGCTGCAATAACGGATAGTTGAGATCCGCCCAAAGATCAAACGTCGGAATGTTACGAGGATCTATCATGACTGATACCTATGATCAGTGGATTCGATGTGCGCAATTACTTCACCCATCTGATAATCTCCACCAACCGTATTGCTGTTGAATCTAAAGCGAAGCTCCCGCCGCTGCTCCTTGAAGAATACTACCTGCTCTTCTGGCGTGTTGGCCATAGCAGGGAAGAACCTTACTTCCGATGTAACTTCAGGTGAACGGGCGTTAATGCGACCCGTAATCTGAACCGACATATCCCCAGACTGCACAAAGTCAGGCTCAATTATAGCGCAACGAATAGCTGAGCTGTTTGGGTTTTGAGATAAAAGATTGCTAATGTCGCCAGTTTCAAAGTAACTTTCAATCGCGTTTAATGACGCACCATCAATTTCATCGTTACCAAATTCATGCCGCCAGATTTTGTAGTTGAGATACCCTGTGTCGGTAATGCGCAAATCTTCAATTTCTGTCTCGCGCAAATCTGATGCCTCTGTAATGCGAAAAGCACTAGCTGGCAGTTCTAAAGGAACAATTCCAGCCATGATAGGTGAATTAAATACCTGCGCATAGATGCCAGCAGATCGGCCATAATTTGGAAGTTCAGTGTCGTACCATGTCCCCTCACGGACATTATAGATTACGGCATGTGTGCATTCAGTTGCCTCTCCACGAGGGTAGCACCACCATATTTCACCGTAACGCGGAACCTTATAGGCAAAGACCTTGTTTGACTGCTGCGCGTTTAAACCATCAAAGAAATAATTTATGTTCAGCTCATTCGGAATTTCGCGAACAACGCCGTTATACAGCAGGAAGCGGTCAATCCCGCACCAATAGTAGATTCCGTCATACTCAATGACGCTGTTGGCCGAGAGGATAGAAGAGGATGAGCTGATCGTGTCAAACGAGAAAACGTCAGTCCCGCCTGTATAGCTGGCCCGGATAACGCTATCGAGCGTCCAGAAAAGACCTGCTGGATTCTGACCACCGCCACGTAATGGCAAACCCTTGACCACTTTAGAAGACGAAATAAATGCGTTGCCAGCATCACCCGTCGTGAAGTTTGTCGGGTCATTAGCGTCAGACCATTGAACGAAGCCGTTCGTGCCATACAAGAACAGGTATGGATGCAAAACGCATACGCCCCCAGAGGTTGATACTGCTGGAATAGCAGTTAGTTGAGATGTGCCGTAGATGTTGCCAATGTAAACAGTCTTTGCATCACCATTTGAAATATCACTTGCTGTGTTGGTGGCAACGCCAATGATGACTGCGCCACCGCCAGCACCATCGTTCATCGCATCGAGCGACCACATGTAATTATCACCACCAGAGAAGCTGCTAGGCGTTCTATCTGTTGGCGCACTGGTGTTGCCTAGAGTGTCTATAGTCATAGACTGAATGCCAGCTCCATAACCCATATGCACGTAAACAAAGTTGTTCAGTGCCTGTGCGTGAAACTGACGGACTATGCCTAATGCAAAATTACTAATCTGCCGATAGCCACCAATCTTCCTTGGCAAGCCACGCTGGAAACGCACCCACTGACCGTCAACGTAGTTTGCACCTTCAAACTTCGTGCCATCCCGTTTAATACCGGGCTTTGACTGGATGTTGACGGGAGTAAGCATTAGAACCCCTCAGCCTCTCTTTTAGTAATCATGCTTCTGTACCTTTTAAAACATCAAAAACATGTTGCTAGAACCTATAACGGTATAGGTAATGATAATAGCGCCTTGCGCGCCGGAACCACCATTAGCTTGTGTACCCCCAGAACCACCTGAGCCGCCACCGCCGCCATATCCGCCGCCACCGCCGCCAGCACCAGCAACACCGCCCGGAGCGGACGAACCGCCCCCGCCAGCACCACCGCCGCCTGAGCCAGCAGTTCCGCCCGCAGAGATAGAAAATTCAGAACCAGCACCACCAGCAGCGCCATTACCAGCAGTAATAGAAGCACCGTTCGTGCCGCCGCCGCCGCCGCCGCCTCCGCCATTCGTGCCAGTAGTTCCAGAAGTGGGGACTGTTGCGCTACCTGTACCGCCAGTGCCGCCTGCGCCGCCAGTATATGTTAAACCGCCAGCGCCACCATTACTGTTTGCAGCCGCAGTTGCGGCAGTACCTACGCCGCCAACACCCCCGCCGCCACCGCCACCGCTACCTGCTGTACCTGCGGTAGATGCACCTACACGACCCACTCCAAGCGAACTACCAGCAGAGCCACCAGCAGCAGAACCAGACCGACCAGTGCCACTACCAGCACCACCCGCTCCACCAGAGTTCTTAGTTGTTCCCCATCCAGATGCAGATGCGCCGCCAAGACCGCCTGTGGAGCTACCGTTAGAACTCGCGCCACCCTTGGCAAGCAGTCCCGTCGTGTTGGACGTTGGCGCTGTGTTTGTAGATGCTTGAGTTGAGGTGTTCCAGTTTAGCCAAGTGTCACCACCAGCAGTACCGTCGGTGTCATCAACCGTAGCGCCCGTGCCGCCAGCGCCGATAGATATGTAAACAGTAGCCGCTGCCGTAAAGTTGAGATTGGTGCTTTGAGACCAAGCGCCACCGCCAGCGCCGCTATAATTTATGCCAGCACGCGCTCGACCACCGCCACCACCACCACCTATAACAGTAACAGTTGCATTAACCGTAGTGTCGAGGTCAGCCGGAACCGTAAATGTGGTTCCAGAAGTAATTAGGACGGTTTTAGTGGCCATTAGACTACCGGTTCAGGCGGGGGGATAAACTCCGTGCCTGTCCAGAACCAACCAATATCGCATAGTTGTTCATTCATAATCTCAACAAGCTGGCAGCCATCTGGTGCAGGATCGTAGGGAGACGCAATGATGATGTTAATCACCAGCCCGTCACTTAGCTGGCAGACCGCACAAGTGGTTGAAATACTTTCAGCCATTTACGTTTCCTGCGCCACAGCAACAGCATCCCAGCGACTATCAGCAATATTGTAAATGCACCCAACATAAACAGTTTTGTTGATTACCGTAGTCGTAGGCAGCGTAACGCCAATCGCCCGAAACGAATTGGAGGTTCCAGTTGTCCAAGTTAAGGCGCGGGCAGTGCCGTTATCTTTAAACCGAAACATAGCCTTTTGACCATCTGTCGGCGTTCCTGCATCAGCGTTAATGGTTAGCGCATTAGCAAGAGCTGAAAAGGATTGCTGGTCATAGCTATTGCTGTTCCATGCAAATGGTGATGCTGTCGTTGTCTGTGCGTTAACTCGTGGCGTAATGCGCTTATTGGTTAATGTCTGTACGTCTGCTGTACCAACGTCACCCGCACCAATCGCCGTGCGTGCCGCAGCAGCAGAGACTGACGTAAATACGGCAATACCAGTTGATGTTCCACCAAGATTAATAAGCGCACCGGCTGCTGTTGTTGAGTTTGTCCCGCCCTGCACTACGCTTACCGGAAAGGAGACGGATGATGTGTCAGCATCTATCAAATCAGTTCCGTTGCAATAGCAAATGGCACGGACACCGTTAGCAATGACAACGCCCGTCTGGCCTGCAACTTTAACAGTTATGGAAAAACCGCCAGTCGTTTCATTTGAAATCCAATACTGCTGAATGGTCGGAGGAATATTTATAACCATATTAGCGCCTAAGACGCCGCCAAAGGCATACGCAATACGATTCAGTTCTGCACCTGCCAGAGTGTAAGGAGTAGGCTGGCCCGTGAGACTAATTGAAACATAATCAAATACAAAAGATGCAGACTGACCAAAGCCAATAGTGAAGAAATTAGCGCCATCGCAAATTATAATTGCGCTATCGCCGGGGTTAAACGCAAGGGATGCAGCGCCATTGATTAACTGAACACCCGGAGGAGTTGCAGAAATAGCCCCTGTTCCGCTATTTCTTATTTGGCAAAACCAATCGCTCCCAACGGTCGTTGCGGATGGAAGAGTCAATGTGCCAGCGCCGCCAGACCATACGAATGCTTCTGATCTATCAGCATCGCCAATAGTATAGTTCGAGTTCAGCGTTGTGACAGCCATTGACTGATTTAAGGATGTGCCAATAGCCTTTATCCCTGCACCAACTAACGAGCCCGCCGTTGCGGAAGATGTGCCAGCAGCATATTGCGTCGAACGCCAAGTCCCATTTACCGTGCTGTTGCCAATCAGGTATACCTGATACGATAGACCTGTGGGTATGGATACAATGGTATTGCCGCCATTATCCTTTACCGTGAAGGCAAATGATCCCGCGTTGAAGAACAGGGTTGTCTCACCAACAGACACCTCATTTGCAGGCGGCATGATAATACTCAGGGATCCGGCGGACGGCGTAACATCCATGATCTGTGCAACAACATCACTGCTGGTAGCAGTCTCAACAGGCCAAGATAGCGTCTGGTCTACAGAAAGTGCAACTGCCCGGTAGCTAACGCCTGCCGGATAGATCGTTGTACCGCCAAAAACTTGAGTGAACGTCATGATCAGTCTTCCCTGCGAGTGATGCCACGATCCTCAATCTGGCGGATGTCTTCACCATTGAGGGCCGCGAGAGCGCGATTGTAGAAACTTTCCCAAACCTGAATGCGCTCATCATTTTTCAAGAACGGTGTAGCCTCAAGGAGTGAAGCGTAAAGCAAAATGTTTGGCGCAAACTCAGTGAACCAGTTCGTCTGCGTTGTGTCATCCAGCAGCGGCGGAAGTTCGTAATAGAGAATCTCATACGGAAATGCCGCGCTTGGCGTTGGTGTGATTAGCCAGTGGCTATAGTCGTAATCCGCGTAGAACCGTGGCGTCCCAGTTACCGTTGGGTCTGGGTTATACAGGCGGATATATTCATAAGACCGGGGGAAAATTTCTAGTCGAGTGTTGTTGCCAGTACCGGTTCCGACGAACATACTAACAGTTTCGCGCCACCGATCTGGCTTAGCGTAAACGGAGTCGCCAATATTAAATGTAGAGTTTACTACATTTATCGTGCCTTGAACCTTGAGTTCACGCGCCAATCTGCGCTCTGCCATATTGATCAGTTGTGGGAGTTGCTCATATACCGTAGGGTCGGTCGCCAACGTAGCTCCGCGCTCAAGGTAAGCCCTGAGGTCGTTTAGTAAGCTGTTGTACGTCATAGCAGTTGGCATAACATGCACCTATATCAGTTTTTTACGTCTTGAACACCAGAAAAGCCACATTCATCATACAGCATCCAGCATTTCTGTTGTAACCATTACTCGCCCCACAGCGCCATACTTTTTATGATACGTTATAGCCCATGCAGCACGATCTGAAATCCAGCCACCACGCGCAGCGTAGGCATCTCTGGCGCTAAGTGTTGGATGTTGCACCACAGTTACCCCATTATATTCTTTCTCATCCCTGCTATGGCGGTGGCCGCAGTGGATTTCACGTCGTATCGTGCGGCCCCACTCTTGCGGGAACTGCGCCGCGAACAACAGCGGCAGACTTTCATTCTTTACCTTGTGGCCGTGGTGAACGCCTAGCATGGTGTTGCCCCATTCAAACACGTAGAACGGCAAAACGCTATCGTTGACAGTGACGCGAGGGTCATCTTCGTAATGTACAGCGAACAGGTCAGCCAACCAGCCAGCGCTCTCTTCGTCGTGATTACCTTCGGCTATAATTAGATAAACTTCCTGATGGCGCTGCAAACATACTGCCATCAGTGAACGGATGATGCGGATTGCGGCACGGCGGATTTTTGGGAAGCGGCTATCTGCGTCCAACACATTCTTAGAAGCTGGTGTTACCGGCGTCTTGCCGTCCGTGTGCAGGAAGTCACCTTGGATATTGAGCATCCCTGTGTGTGCATTTGGGCTTTGATTGACCATCTGTACCAGTGCAGCGATGATAGTCTTCTCTGCAATTTCAAGATTCCAATCCGATCCACCTTCTTTATGCCATGCCAGCATCCCAAGATGGTAATCGGTAAACGTATAGAGGTTGCACAGATGCTCCTCAGAAGCAGATGGAGCAGCAACAGCCGCCGCTGGCGGTATCTCGTCCTTGAAGCCAGCAACAGTCTCACGCATGGCGTCTATGAGCGCCTCATGCGTCAGTGATGCCTTTACCCATTGCCCAGACGGTTTGCCTTCGGAGTTATAGTAGGTTGACACGCCTTTTGTGACGTAGCCGTTTGGCACGGGTCGAGTGAAATCATGCTCTGGTGCATAGCCTTTTAACGCGGCCTTTTTCTTGACTGCAACGTAAGCATCGCTTGCCGCGCCTATGTTAACGCCCATTGCAAGCGACGCAGCCCTAGCGCCGCCATGCGTTTCTATAGCCTCAAGCATCTCTCGCTGCCTTGGTGTGCAATACGCATACAGTTTTGGGTCTATGGATATGGATGAGGGCATTTATTTGCCTTTCGGGCAATCAGCCTCACAGATACAAATAAAGGCGCTGTTGTGCGCCTCTATCTCTGCGACAGTTTCTGATGTGTCTTGCGTCGCGTCGTAAGATATAGGTTTTGCAATAGCGCAATAGCTATTTACGGGAGCGGTCAAAACGGTTGCGCAGCCGCTCGTCGCGCTCAGGATCAGGGACGATAACAGCAGCTTCGCCAAGTGCGATTTGCTCGTTAATAGCATCGTTTGCCTCCTTGATTGTTTCCTGTCGGCCCTGCTGCTTCCAACGGTTCTCATCCCAAAGCCCTAAGAGCTTGTTGATGATACCCAGCAAGGCTGACAGGAACTTCATTACTCAGCTATATCTGTGGGCTTTTCAGATAGAAGCATGGCGGCTAGACCAGCCAGCCCTGCAACTGCTGTGTAGACAGCGCTCCACTCTTCACCAGACAGACCGAACGCTAATGCAATACCAGAAAATCCCGCATACGTGCTAGGTTCTTTCAAACGGTTTAATAACCAAGATACGATTTTCATGTTACTTCTCCTTTGGATAAAACTTCCAAGGCAGTTCCCAATGCGGGCCATCCTTGAACTGACGCCAATCGCCACCCCACTGAAGCGGTAATTTCTCTTCTGCCGCAGCAGCCTTAACAATCTTGGCCAATCGGTTGTAGAGCGGCCAGTCCCAAGATACTTTACCACCAATCATTGGTGCTAGATCAACAGCGTGACCCGTGAGGTGACGCGAGTTCATCGTCTTTGTAGCCTTCTGCGCAAAAAGCTCTTTCTGCCGCTCAACTGTGCGCAAGCCTTCTAGGACGGTAAAGTCTAGGTCGGACATTACAGCTGCCTTCTTCACAATACGCACAAGGTCAGGGTGGACTCCCTCAAGGCGTGTTAATGATCGTGTGCCAAGCGTGATACTCATGTCAGTTCATCTTCATAATTATACCGATAAGCAACATGATGATCGCGCCAGCCACAGTTAAGCTAGTGTTTTCAAGTCGCTTGATACGCATGATAGTTTCACGCCACCGTTCAGCGCAGACGGCCTCATGCGTGGATAGGCGAATGTTTAAATCATCATCGTTCATCGTAGGTTCCGTAACTTATAGATTGCAGAAAGGTAAACGCCCGTTAGCGTATCGATCAGGTTTCCAACTGCGCGGTTGCCCCTGCAGATCTTCTCATGATTTTCTTCAATCCATTTGGCGTCAGCTTCAAGGCACTTTAACACATCTTTTCCCATTTCACCGGGAACTGGTATGGCCCCAATTAAATCATATGCACCCTGATAAGCCTCAACAACATCATCAATTGCATCAATTACGCCATCGTAGAACTTGCCTAGAGCCTTGTGTTTGGCATAGCTACCATCGCCCTTTGCACGCCAATGAGCAAAGTGAGCAAGGTTGCGTGCATAGAATACGCGACTGATAAGCTGCTCAATCATTATGCAATCCGCTGCGCGGCGACTTGGATAGACGGAATAGCTGGAGCAATGGCCCCAGCCGCTGTGGCGTCGACCGTAACAGCGACGTTTGCAACAAAAAACATCACTTCGATGTATTGGCCTGCCGTGACCGTTTCAAACCAAGTTGTACTGTGATCTGCCACCCCACCATCGCCCACTTTTGGAACAACAATAGAACTTGCAGAGGCTACAATATTGGTTCCGTTCTTTCTTAGCCAAATAGTGGCCGCGTAGTCCGCTGCTGCTGAGTTAGCAAACTGAGTGGAATGTGCTATCATATACGTCCCAGCGGCAGCGAACGTAATTTGAGAGCTGGCGTTTACAGTAATGCCAACTCCTGTGGTTCCGGTGTTCATCGTGAGAGCAGTGGCGGTTGATACACTCCCCGTCTGGTCTAAGGTGCTTGAAGCATTGATCCATGCGCGGCCCGCTAAATCGTCAAATGGTATAGTCGCAGAGGCCGTCATAATAGCCGTACCAGCCCCCTTGACGTATCCTGTCAGTGTTGCTGCGCCTGTCCCGCCTTGAGCAACAGTGGCCGTCCCTGTAATATCAGTCATTGGAATAGTGGCCGAGGCCGTCATGGCCGTAACGCCAGTCCCCTTAACATATCCAGTTAGCGTTGCCGCGCCTGTGCCTCCGGTCGGTACGGTACGCACACTATTAGAGGAGTTACCAATCTCACTTGCTGCCACTTTGCTACTGACGCCAGCTTGTACAATCTCAAGAAGCTCCGCCCCAGACAGTGGTGTAGTTGCTACAGGAAGATCTGTAATTTTTTTGTTTGTCATTATGCCAATCCGTACAATATGTTAAGGAGATCTGATTCAATATCAGCTGCAGCTGTTTGCGCATTTGTCGCAGCATCCTGCGTGTCTGGACGCGGATTCATCAGCGGAATAGGATCTGGCCGGAGCAGAAGGCGACTGTAATATGGCTGTGGAATGTCATCGCATGATGCGCAAACGCGCAGACTCAGGCCGACAGGTACACTTCCGCCACGATAATCTTTCTTCTCACGAAGATGAATATGCTGCACTTCAAAGCCACAGCCATCGCAGATTGCAAGCCCCTGCGGAGACTTTGTATCAAAGAAGCGCTTCTTCCTATGTTTCTTGCCTTGTCCAAACGCATACTGCATCAGTAGCTCCACGGATCAATGGTGAGACGCAGCGGAACCTTCTCCCTATCTTCGGCCTTGGCCCGGACATAGGATACGTCAGCCTCTCCCTTAAGGTACTGAAGACGGTCAGGGGCAAACTTCGTAGCCAGCTTGGCGGCAAGGCCAGCTGCAATAGCTTCCATCCAGCGGTTTGGTGCATCGAGCGAATCAGTCATTGCGCCGGCATCCTGCTGAATCTTCATCCGATAGTAGCGCAGGGTTACGCTGCTATCCATAGGAACCTGCCACAGAAATAGCGTTGGAATCGATGTGCGTTGAAAATAATACTGGAACGGACGAGCGCCTTCCTGAGCCTTGTTAGGGATCGCTGCGTATTCGCTGCGGCTAATAGGTTGGATCAATATGTCATTGTTGATTCCGCCAGATGTGACGCGGGTATAAGCCTGCAGAATTGATACAGTCTCAACGTCAAGCGTGTAGCTTTGCACCCCGGCAAGCAGGGGAAGAACGACAAGATCCACTTCCCACAGATTAGGCCCATCGTTCGACCAATCTGAAAAAAGGTAATTGATAGATCTGCGTGCGCTTTCAACATCCTGAGAAGACAGCGATGCGGGATTACGACCGACGCGCTCAAATGCCTCAGTGATAATATCAATCTGCTCAGAAGAGCCAAAATCATATGTATTGCTGGTTGTCATCTAAAGCCCGCCGTTTTCTTAGCGATAGATTTAGGCTGGGCGACAAACTGTTTTCCAGCCTTTTTACCTTCACGCTTGGCTTTAGTTGTAGCAGCATATTCAGCAGATGTAAGTGATTTAATAGCATCCTTAGGCAGATAGCGCTCACCAGTCTTGCTGGATGGCTTACCTGACTTCGTAGACCACTTCTGATCAGTCCAGTCCTTGAGAGATTGCTGGGGTTTTCTAATCGGCATATCCGCCACCTTTGGCTTTATAGGACTTGGCCAGAAGCTGTGCCTTGCGCCCAGACCATTGGCCTGCCTTAGTGCCCTGCGTCTCGCGAGATTTAATGCTGTTAAAAAGACGCTTGCGTAGGTCTGGCTTCGTATAGTTACCAGCCTCATTCACACGCGACTCTTTCTTCCCACGCATTATTTCTTCCTCTTAGCTGGAGCTTTTACGGCAACCGGAGCTTCTGCAGCTTTCTTAAAGCCGAGTAACATTTTAAGAGATTCTTCAGTGACCTTTTCCCAATCTTCTTGAGAAAGGGAGATTTCCTGCTGACCACCATTTGCATTTGTATATCTACGAAGGATCATGATTAACTCCTATTTATGCCCACACTCTATACGGCACTGCTGGGTCAACGGTCAATGGCGTCAATAACGTCAACTGCTCCTCGTCGAAGCTGCCGCGCAGGTTGGTGTGCCAGTCGGGATAATCCTCGACAATCGGGTTGCCCTTTGC